TCCATAATCTGCAAAATCTTTATACATTTGTTCTACAAGGGAAGTCGTCGGAACAACTACGAGAATATTTTGCTGCTTCTCAACGTAGTATCTCACAAGAGAATATATCATCAACGACTTTCCAGAAGCAGTTGGAGATATCAATAACTTACGATTATGTCTTAAGGCGTCGTATACTCCCTCAATTTGATAATCGCGTGGGGCATGTCTACTAATTGCGGTCATATAATCCTTTACGCCTTCTTTTGAGATATTCTCATTTATCTCAAAAGGAAGACCATAAAACTTATTATTTGTGAATTCATAAGTATAATTGTGGTCCTTACAGAACTGAATTACCCTATCTAAAAGACCAACATAGATTTCTTTTGTGTCAATACTAAACAAGTAAATGAATCCATCCCACCACTTATTCCTATAAGCGGGAGAGAATTTTGCGTTTGGAACTTCAAATTGAAAAGTATCTTTTAACTCATAGTAGATATGAGGTTCTGCTTCTATTTGCAGATAAACCTCATTCTTTTTTGATATCACCAAATGAAACATTCATAAAGTATCAGTTATGAGTATTTATTTGATTAACTATACCCCTGCGGTGAACCTCATAAAATCAATAGCATTCTTAATGGAGTAATTGCGATTAGAAATCATCTTAATAACTTCCTCAAGAAACTTAAGCATAACATCATAATATCTAATCTTTAAATCAATCTTAGACAGTCTCTCATCAGCGTCCATATGCCTCTGTATGGCATCCTTTTCTCTTACCTTATACGGAAATGGTTCTTCGGCATAGACCTCTGCTGTTGCCTTTCCCGTGTAGTAGTTATAGCGTTCTAACCTAACTCTATTATGTGTTTCTCTTGCCTTTTCACGAAGAAGAGTGATGGTATTGTATAGAGTATAATATTTGGAATGAAGTTGAGGTATTTTTAGTGATTCATCGTGTAAATTATCCGGGTCTATGACAGAATCTCTTTGCCACATTTCCTGAATTTCATCTAGACTGAGGTTCATAGGGGATTATTATTTTTATCAAGAATATTATACACAGTATACTTGAAAGCTACGTCTGCTGTAAAGTATTGAATGTCAGTTTGTGTGGCATCAAACTCAAGAGAACTTAATGATACTGGAAATAAATCCTTGAATTTTACCACGGCAGTTGTATTGTAATTACTGTTTAAGATGTAAAGACTTCCATCACTAAATGCTCTTTTGGGGTCTTGTGCTTGTGTTGTGTCGTTTACTATGGTGATTAAATCTTTATATTGCTGTGCTGTTTCTGGAAATCCAAGACCTGTTAACCAATTATGAACTGCCATATAATTTTCCATATCCTCATCAACCATAAATCTCAAAGTCAAATCTCCATAGGTGAGTTTATCTCCGGGAATATCAATATCTTTTAGGTATGATGGTTGGATGTTGAGAGATAATGTAATTTCTGGTATTCTTGCCGTATTGCAGAAAAAGGCAACTTTAGGTTCTTTTGCTAATGAAAACTTAAACCCAACTGGGGACAGAAAGTTTCTATTATCAATTTGGTTGGGAAAGGAGCAGGACATTTTTATTTGTATTTAGATAATTTATGCATATCTAAACCAAGGCTTTCTATTTGGTCTACTCTTACTTTCATCCCTACCACAACTTCTTGAAATACTAGTTCTTAAAATACCCAATTTTTTAGAAGCTTCTGTTGCACTTTCATATACAATACCCGTTCTAGTATCTATTACTGGTTTACTATTTGATACTTTGATACATTCTTTTACGTGTTCTGGGCACGGTCTACCACTAGTCCCCCCATCTCCACCAAGAGTTGCATTATATTCAGGACTTAATTGCCTAATCCAATGTATTTCTTTATTTCCCATATCTTCGTTTTTACATTCCTCCAAAATTTCCCATTCAAAATTTTCCCCTCCATATTTTTTTAAAGCATTTGAAAATGGAATATTGGATTTTTTGTGCCTAGAATACCAAATATGGCAATTAATTCTTTTGTATAATTTATCATAAGAAGTTCTACCAATATAAAACTTTCCATTAATTTTATTTGTTGCTTTATATATAAATGCCATATATTAAATAGGTATGTATCCTTTATTTATAATAAAAAAGGAGGGGATTTCTCCCCTCCTCTAATTAAATGATGTATAATTTAATTTTTTACATTAAATTCGCCACTTTTACGCGACGATAGTAAGCGTTGAGGTTGCTATTAAGAGCACCCTGTCCTACGGTTGAACCTTCCGCGAATGGATTGGCGACCATGCCGTAGCGGGTCTTAAATCCGATTTTTGGTTGGAAGGTGTTCTCACCAACGGCACGAACCATTTGGAGAGGAACATAAGGGCAGTAGAATAGACCTGCGTCATAAGGTGAAGAACCCTTATAACCAACAACGTAGAACTGATTAGGAGCAACGTTTGCCGAATATGGGTCAATATAAACCTTATACTTGCCTTGAAGAACACCTGCGAAGGTGTTACCGGTGTCATCAACGTTAAGGTTTGCGTTGAGTGCTGGGGTGTAATCAAGAACTCCTGCCATCGCAAGTGCCGAAGCAACGTCTGCGGAGCAAAGAATCATGTTACCCTTTCCTCTACGAGTCTGCTGGGCGATAGCGTTAGCATCACGCTCGATTTGGAAGATAAGACCCTTGAACTTCTCAACTGACCAACGACCGTTGGAGTCAACGTCAAGGTCAAAAGTACCAGCAGTAGCAGTATTTGCTTGAGCACCAGGCTTAGCAATCTTGTATACGGTTCTGATAACTTCACGGTTGATTTCGGCAAGAATCTCAGTTGAGAGAATGTTTGCCAATTCAGCTTCAGCATTCAGACCGTGAATTGCCTTGAGGTCTTGAGCGAGCTCAAGTGAGTACTCAGCTTTCAGAGCACGTGACTTTGCAGTAACGGTGACTTTCTCGATTGAGAATGCCATTTCGTTGAATGCATTGCCATCACCAAGTGCTTCTGAATCGCCAGTATTCATACCGGTGGAAACGTTGTAGGTTCCTGCGGTTGGAGTATCGTTCAGAACGCTTGGGTTGGTTCCTGACTGGGCAGCAGTAGTACCGAAACCGACGTTACCTGATACAAGGTTGTTGGTAGCACTCTGAGCAGAGAATCTTGTGTCTGCTTCGTCAAAGAATGCTTCAGTTCCAGTCTGAGTCGTATAACGTGAACGCATCGCAAAGATGAGTCCGGTAGGACCGTTCATTGGTTGAACGCCACACAGATCATAAGCAATCAGGTTAGGCATCGAGCGTCTGATTAGAGAAATCAGAACGGGGTCGAAACCAGCTGTAGGTCCAGCATTAAATCCTTGAGCACTGCCACCAAATCCACCGGAAGCACCAGCAGCATTGCCAGAGTTGGTTGGAGATTCGTAGAGGAAGTCACGCTCTTCGCGGAGTTCTCTCTCTTGGTTTTCTAGCAGGATAGCGGTTACAGATCTGCGATGTGCATCTTTGATCTGATCCATTCCGGAATAATCCAGAATTGGTGCCCACTTCTCCTGCAAATATTCTGCGTTGAACATTTGCATTTGTTTTACCTTGTTAAAAGTTTTTGTTTGATTGTGTATTATTTAAAAATCACTGTTTAGCGACTCTTCCCAGAGTCTGAAGGTATGTTGCCATTCTTCCATCAACTTGTGGTTGCTGGGACTGGACATCAGTACTTTCGGATAAGGTTTCAGAGTCATCTCTTTGAGCACTAGTATATGTTGGGAAATAAGATTCCCTCAGAGTTACCAGTTTCTCACGATAGTTTGCTTCACTATCAAACTCAACATTTTCGGCAAGAGAAGCGAGTTTGTCCTTCTGAGAAAGTGCAAGACCCTCAGCGACATCTGCAAAAATTACATCGGCAACCGACTCTGCTAATCTACGATTAAGAGCAACGTTTCTTTGAATTTGCTCGTTGAGTTTTCCTTCCATTTCATCAAGTTTATCTACCATACTCTCGATTACATCATATCTATCTTCAGGGATTGAAACATAATGATCTTCAAAAAGACCTCTCATTCCTTGAAGGAATGATTCAGTCATTTCAGTTTTGAGACCGTGCTCAACTGCAAGTGCGTTTTCAGAAACCCACTCATCAGCAACATACTCAAGGTATGCATCGACACGATCAACAAGACCTTCTTTGATTACTTCAATTTCTTCAATAAGTGCATTTTCATAAGTTTCTTGAAGTTCTTCTTTGATTTCAGCAACCTTAGAACGGATTGCTGCCTCAAAGATTGTTCTTGCCTTTTCTTGGAACTCTTCGGAGAGATCCTCACCAGCAAGGAGAGCATTAACATCTTCTTCGATGTCAAAGTCTTCCTGCACCTCTTCTTCGTCTTCTTCTTCGGGAGACTCTTCCGATACTACATCTTCTTCTTCATCTTCTTCATCAACAAGATCTTCATCTTCTTCAGTCTCTTCCTTAACACCTTTCATAGAATCTGCTGCAGATGCCTT